AATCTTATCTTTGATTACTTGTCGTTCATTGTAATCTAAAACACCATCATTAGCCATATTGCCTAGAGTTTCAGTGATATCAGTAATGACCTCATCTACCTCTTCTGGTGCTTTAGACCAATCCATAGGCAGATTACCTCTGTATAATGCAACCCAATCAACTGTACCTAAAGTTGTATTGCTAGGAACATTGTATAAACTTAATTTTCTTTCATTGCCTGCTGTTGTGGCAATAGCTTTAAATGTAACGTAGTATACGCCATCATAGAATGTTTGAGATTTCTGTGTAATATCAATACTTCCAACTTGTGTAGCACTACCGTTCATCCATAATCCAAACTTCTGTCCAGTTGGAACAGTGCCTTTAACCATGAATGTATATTGTTGACCTGCTACGAAATCTTCTGTCAACGTATATTGATTGATTAAATAGTTCGTGCTATTATAGTCTGTATGAGACTGTCTAAGTAAGTTCTTACCTCCTGCAAGAATATTACTAGATTTTTGCCAATCATTATTTTGATAGACATAAAGTTGAGATTCTGTTGTATTCCACCACATCGCACCTTCTATTGGATTGGACGGCTTAGTTGGTGATACAATCACATCATTTAAATCTGTCAAAGTTAATTGACCTGTGCCGATTAATTTTGCCACTTTCTTTCACTCCTATTTTCCTTTTATCCAATCATAAGAAAGAGCCTTATTAATAATAAGGCTCTCATTTCTCACAATTTAATTATATCATTACTATTGACTTTTGTCAAAAAATGAGTTATGATAATACTAATTATTTAGATACTTCACAAACAACATTACCACGAATAGTTACGTCTGCACTGTCAACTCTGACAGTCTTACCTACTTTACTTCCAGTAGTATTCCAGTTTGTGATTTTCACATTGTTGTTATCATATAAATACCAAGTGTATGTGTATCCTTGGTTGTTTAATGGGTCTATTTCTACTCCTGCTTGATAAATCTTTGCTGTCAAGTCAGTGTATCCAGTACCATTCTTAAATACATTTGCACCAACGATTGTTACCATGAATGGGTCTGACACGTCAATTACTGTTGTTACATCTGAATACTTCTTACCTCCAAATGTAAGTACACATTTGTATGACTCCACATTTACAATTGCAGAAGCAGGGATTGTAATTGTATCAGTTGTGTAACCTGTTACACCGTTAGCGTTGCCAACAGCGTTCATCAATCTCCAACCTGCTCCACCATCCGTATCAGAACCGTTAGAACCAACAGGGGAAGCAGAAGGGTCTTGGTAGTACCATTTCCAAGCAGTTGCAGTAGCAGGGTTGCTACCTTGATATACATCTGCATGAGCAGTTAATGTACCATTTGCATTCTTGATTGTATTTCCATCTGGTGTCCAAACTACAGCGACAACAGCATCTTGACCGTTAGTACCGTTTGAACCATCCGTAACTACAGAGATAACTTGTTCGTCTAGCATTACAGTTGTTCCACCAAGTTGATATAATCTAACTCGAATAGATTTTAAGTTTGCAACTGGTGTATATGTAGTTGATGATTCACCTGTTGCTACGTTTGCAGTCGTATATTTTGCAGTGAATGTTGTACCATTAGTAGATTCTTCAATTGTAAATACTCCAGTATAGTTTGCTACGTTTGCAGAACCAGTTTGAGATTTTGCAGAGAATGTTACTGTTGATGGAGTATAAGTCCCACCTGCGGATTTTGAAATCACAGATTGTGAAGACTGTAACCAGTATGCTGTAGCATTCGCTCCACTCGCACCAGATTTATTCTTAGTTAACGTAAATCGTTTTACAACGTTTGCATATCCAGATTTACTAGCTGTAAATTCTACATAACCTGTATCTTGTCCTGCTGTCATTGCAGTAACAGTTGCAGTAGCACTTGATGTAGCTTCTGTTACAGTTACATTGCTTCTCGTTTGTACGATAGTCCAACCTGTAGATACGCTTGCACCGTCATAGATTGTCAGAGTTGAAACTGCACCTGTGAAGTTACCACCGTTACCTGCACTATCAGTTGGGACACTATGAGAATCGTTGCTTAAAATACCCATGATAGCGTTTACACCATTTGTACCATTACTACCATTTGTAACTTTAATAATCTCATATTCTGCTTTTGTTGTGATTGTAAATCCTGTATCTGTATCTAAGTATTGCATCTCACAGATATATGTCATAGAGTTGTTAGATGCTAAAACATTACCTTTAATTGTTAAAGTTTTAACTGCCCCTGTACCGATAGCATAGTTTGCATCATTTGCAATCTCTGTAAGTGCACCAGTTGAATTTGTTTGCACAAACCACTTTGTTGATGATGCACTTCCTGCAATATCTGTTGGTGTACCAGAGATGAATAACTGTGGTGTTAATACGTTATTCGCTGTTGAATAGTTTGGTACATATGCAGTTGCACCGCTTCCATTCGGATTATAAATTACCTGTCTTTGTTGTGATGAACCAATAAACATGATTAGCTGTTTGCTATCATTTAAGTCCACAAGGGTCATTTGCCCACTTGCTACTATTGCCATTTCTTACCATTCCTTTTCCTCATAAATGTTTTTATAATTGATTGTCGATATCAAGTTTGAAAATTGCTCTCTGGTATACTTCCAGATTCGTGACATGGATTTTATTTCCAATACCAACATTAGCATTTGTCCATACTGTATCAAGCACTCCATCTTTATCATATTTCTTCCAAATAAAACCTGTTTTTGGAATTGTGTCAGTTACGTCTTTCTGACCACGCCATACTCTAGCTGTAATATCAGTGTCAATCTCACCATTTCTAAAAGTGAAACCTTTTGTCGAATGGAACTCAATCTTATACACAACATCGTTCTTAACTTCATCAATCTCATCTCGAACGCCTTCTGCTGTATCTTTTGCATCTTGTGCAATCTGTTTGGCTCTTAATGATAGCTGTTTTTCAACTTCTGTTTCTGCGTTATCATAGTTTTTAAATCTTGCATCAAAGACAGCTCTATCAATTCTTGTTGTATATGCCATGTTGTTAGGGTCTAACATTGGCTTATCTCCATGCAATTCTGTGAATAAATAATCATACAATTCTGTATATCTTGTGTGATATTCTGTAACGAATGCTAAATCGCTTCCATTGTTTTCATAGTAGTTATTTATTTTAAATGTATTTGCATTGTACGAGTTAAGAATCTTATCCCATTCAAGCTTCAACATTTTTTTCTCGTAAGCTGTAATCATATTATCAGCTTTAAAATCATCTACGAAATTAGATGAATCTGTGAATCTGTCAATCAAATTGCCACCAGTGTTTGATTCTAGAACGAATGCACTAGCATCAATTCTCACACCGTTCTTATCGAATGTGAATGACCCAGAACTATTTGTCAGAATCAAGTTCTCACCTGCGATGATTTGACCGATTAAGCGTTCTGCAACGATACCGTCTGGCTTGATTGCTGTCTTCCAAGTATTTCCTTTATCCTGTGATAAAGCGATTACACCAGATTGGATGATAACTACTTCATTAGGATTGTCTGGGCTTGTAACAATCATTCCACGATTACCGATTTCAATAGAGTTGTTAACCCCTGCGATAATCTTATTCTTTGTTGCATCCCATTCGCTTGTTACGATGTTACTTACAGTGTCCTCAATTTTGTTTACTTTATCCCATTTGTATTTATTAGCTTCTACTAGAGATGAAGCACTAGAGTTACTGTATAGTAATTGAACTAGCTTTTCTGTGTCACTTAGTAAATCCTTTGTGTTGGCAACTGTGATACTAGCTTCATAATTTTCTAAGTCGTATTTAATTTCAATAATCTTTGCTGTATACTCAATATTCATTTGAGGATATTTAACCTTGATTAAATCTCCCAGAACGAGTTTATCCCAATAATATTGTTCTTCAATAATGTTTAATAGATTGTCAATCGTTACATCTAGCACGACTTTTGGCTGTCGAATTTCTTCAAACTTCTTCCAACCATCTTGATATAATTCTTTTGCATCTATGTATTTATCATCTGCCCACTTACTTTCGATAATGAATAGATTTAACTCATCTAATAGTTGAGGTGTAAATCCACTACCTGTAGCAATTTCAGCTTGTAACGTATCAATCTGAATGTCTATATTTTTAATAGCATTAGTGAGGATATCGTTCTTCTGTCTCTGTGCAGTGATTTGAGCGTTCTTATCATTCCACTCTGTTTGACGTTGAGCTATTAACGTTTGATTCTCTGTAGCCTTTGCAGTATCTAACAGACCCTCAATCGTCTTTAACTCTCCCTCTAGTTGAGTGAGTTTTGTTTCTTCTGTTAATAATTCAGTTTCTTTAGCTGTCTTATCAGCCATGTAACTCTTGATAGCAGGTGCTTTCAATGCTACTAATGCCTGTTGATTTAAGATTGCATGACACAATCCGTCAGACATAAAGAACGAACTCTTAATAACATTCTTGTTTGCATCACGCTCAAACGGATACATAAAGAATGAGAAGTCTTCGATATACGCTTGACCTGTCGGATTGACAGAGTGAATACCTAAACCTTCATTACCAGAAATATATAATCTCGTAACCATTTCATCTGTCGTTCTAGTTCTTTTGATTGAACGTAAGAATCGACCATAGTTTACGGTCATACCTCTAAATTGACCATTCTTGGACATATCCTTGAATGATACTTTTCTGTTTTCTGTATCCCAAACAATCAGAGCACCATAAGTCTCTCCTGCCTGTGTGATACAATCTAGTACGTTTGAATCCGACCCAGAATCGAATGAGCGAAACATCGCATCAAACATTGGGTCAATCGTACCAATTTTCCAAATAGTGGAACTCAAAAGATTCGTTAGTAAATTCGTAGCGTTAATAGAATCTTCTGTATATTCACTTACCCTTTTCCCTTTTAACTCATAACCTAAAGAAAAAGCAGTAACGTTGAAGATATCGGAATCATCACCGTCTTCTTCAATACCGTCAACTACATACCATTCTTTGTATGCTCCCATTGTAACTCTGATTAACATTTTCTCTTTAATCAACTCTACGTGAGGATTGCTTTCTTCGTCTTCAATGAAATGAGGAATAGAGAAGCTTAATTCGTTGATGTTGCCTAACTTGATAGACATCTCTCCACCTAACTTTTCATGGATGTGAGAGATTATCGTTTTGTTAGGTTTAGCTAAATGAAATTTAGCTTCCTGCAACCGTTTATTATAATCAATATCAATAAACAAGCTCCATACCCCTTTCTTACACTTGCTGTAAATCGTACACTTCAAATAACTCTTGCGGTGTAACGTTTCCTATGCTGTCATAATTATTTCTTTTTACTCCTGCTTTATAATAAGCCAAGTCGATTAATTCCGAACAAATCATCTTATTGGCACTATTAAAATAAGCATCTCTTTTTCTTTTAAATACCAAAGATAAGAATATGCCAACCAATTGCAGATAATCGTAATTCATGCCTATTTGTTGATGAGCATATCTTATAATTTTATCTGTCACTTCTTTTGGCTGATAGCCTGTAGTGTACACAACATGCTCTTCGTTTAATTGAATCCTTGAAAGTCTAGTCTTACTGAATCTATCTGACTCAATAATTGTTGCGACTCTTGTCAACTCATCATATCCAACGATAAGAGCAACATGTGTATAATCACTTTTTGTAACTTTGGCAATCATCTTAGATATTAAAGAATCAGTCTTCTTGAAAAATACTACATTTCCAATCATAATACCACGCCTTAATAATAATATTATACCATAAACTTTTGCTTCTGTCCACTTTTGTACTGTTAAAATCTGTATTTATTTTTAAATCTAAATTGGATTTCACAAGCACCTGTGACCTTGAAGCGATTCTGACCAAATACTAATCTTGGGAAATGCCCAACGATTTTGTCATATCTATACACACCGATTATATCAGTTTCGATTATTTCCTTTTCACAGTTGATATAAATATCTTCTGCATTTGTCAAATCTCTTACCTCAAATATATTACCGTTATCATCTAGGCTCTCAATAGTAACTACTCCTGCACCAGTTTTCTTAATAGAAATTTCTGGGTATACATCAAAATGACTATCACTTGGAACGTTGATAGTAACAGGTGTTGATGCTACAGTTTGTTTTGTTGTAATAACATCTGGTGAATAAACTCTAGAAGAATCACATCTCATCTTAATTGTAAAATAGCCTTCGTTGAATCCTGTATGTACGATATTAGAATCATCAATTGGCATACAATAGAATACTCTATTCTCCTTGCCTTTGAAGTATAGAGGTTTATAGTAATCTACCCATAACCATCTGATGATAGAATCAATTTTCGCATCATCGAATTTTCCTTCAAATGCGATTGTCATTTCAAATTCAAGAGGTGAATTTTCGACACTATGTAGCATCGGTTTATCATTACCTCTAACCTTTGTTTCATTAATCTCTCTTGGTGCAACGAAAACCTCATCGAACATTCCGCTATCCAATACAACATTTACTAATTGAAATGTATCAGACCAGACACCGTTGAAATTAAAATACAATTTATCCTTAATTGTTGGCATCCCTTTTCCTCCTTTAAATTAAAAAGAAAGGCTAAGAGAAGAGCCTAACGACCCTTCTTCTTCATACCTTTCATGATTTCGCCTGCAATAGCATCTGCCTTCTTCTTATCTCCACCTTCAACTGTTACATTGATGTCTCCATAAGAAATGTTTACAATACTTCCTGCCGTAGCAAGTTTACTGTTGATAGAACCTCCGCTCAATGCAGGGATAACGTTTCTAACTTTATCCATAAGTTTAACTGTGTCGAATAAATTCTTCGTGTCATCTGCGTTTAATACTTGTTCTTTCTTATGTAGTAAAGCCATTTTACCTTCATTACCTTGCCAATCACCAGTGTAACCACCAGTGTCGAAGGCTTTGATGTATTTCTTGTTTGCGTAACCTGTAGATGTTCCACGATTGTTCGAGAACTTAACTTTCCACCAATCTCCATCTTCACCTAAGATTTGTACGTTTGCACCGTTTAAGATACGTCTGATAACGCCACCTTGCATGTTTGGAGCATTACGGATGTTTAGATAGCTACTAGCATCTACACCTGTAACATTACCCTTAGAAGGCATTTGAGCAGGTGGTGTAGGTGGTTGTGGTTTTGTTGGCGGTGGTGGCTCTGGTGCAGGCTTCATTGGTCTTGCAGGGTCGTCTGGACGAAGAACCTCATTCTCAAATGTTTGATAACCTTTTGCATTAATTAACTCTTGTACGTTACCCATTGACTCCTTAGAGTTAAAGTCCATGTTGTCAACAACTAAGCCGTTATCTTGTGCGATTTGCTTCTTAGTTTCGTCAGATAATCCGTTGAAACCAGAATATAAACCGTCAAAGATTCCTTTATTCATAGAGTCGATATTTTGTTTCATTTTCGCTAACTCATCTGCAAGCTTTTTAAAGCTACCTTCGATAAATTCATTACGCATGTCTGCCCAATATTTATCGTTGTTCAATAAGTCATCGTATTGTTTAGTTACGTCTTCTTTTGTTTTGTCAAGGTCACCTAATTTACCATCAAGTTCTTCTTGCTCTGTTTTCTTTTTGTTTTCGATTTCGTCAAGCTGTGCTTGCTTTTGCTCTTCAAGAGCTTGCTTCATTAATTCACGTTGACGTTCTTTTTGATATTCCGCAAGTTCCTTATCAACTTCTGCAAGTTCCTTTTTAAGTTCTTCGACTTTTTTCTTACCTTCAAGTGAATTATCTCTTGATAAAATGCTGATTTTATTTTGTAGTTCTGAACGTTTTGCATTCTTTTCGTTTAATCCTTTTTGGTAATCTTCTGTTTCCTTCTCTTTGTCCATCTCTTTAAACTTAGCATCGTAGACTTTGTTAATCTTGTCGATTTCCTTGTCGTACAGCTTCATCTTTTCGTCATGAGCTTTTTTGAGATTATCTTGTTCTTTTTGAATTGCGTTTACTGCCATGTCCTTCATCTTACCGTAGTAATCTTTCAATTGACCAATGCCATCATCTGCTACGTCTGCACGTGCATCTTTAATCTCTTTTTCAGCCTGTAGGACTGCTATAGTTGAATCTTCCCAAGCTTCCTTAACTTTGTCTACTTCCGCTTTGATATCTTTAGCAACTTGGCTATCCTTGCCGAATCTATCTTCTGCTTCATATAGTTTCATCATTAAGTCTCTTTGTTGATTTTCTAACTTAGCTCTTTCTTGTTTTAGCTTGTTCGCTTTGTCGATATAAAGATTCATCATCTTTGTCATGTTATCTGGGTCTACTAATTTAGCAACATCAATCTCGAAATCAATGTCATCTACTTTAGCTTTAATCTCTTCTAATCCTTTTGTATACTCTTCGACAATAGCTTCTACGTGAGATTTTAGGATTTCCGCATAACGGTTTTCCCAATTGTCTAAGAAGTCTTGCCATTCAGCTCTCATGTTTTGGATTGAACTTAGGTTGCTCTCATACTCTTGCATTAACTTATTGTATTGTTCACGTTGGTCTTTTGTATGAGCATTAATATTTTTAAGACCTTCTAGTTCACGTTTTATTTGTTCGTTTCTACGTTCTTTATCCCATAGGTCGTGGTTTAATAATTCCCAACGTTTGATTTCAACTTGGTACACGTCGTTCATCATCTTGCGATATTCTGCTGTGTACTTGTTCATGTTTTTCATTTTAGTTTCCATCCACTTGATTGTTACATCAAGTTCGCTCATGCTACGTTGCCATGTTTTCCAAGGCATTGCATCTGCTAGTTTGTCACTATCATCTGCCGATGCTCTGAATAGACTTAGGTTACCTTGTGCATTTAATCCGCTATAGATAGATGGTTGTAATGTACCAGAAGTACCGCTACCTCCACCTGCTGTTCCAGACTCGCCAGAACTCGCACTGAAAGCACCGACTGCACTTGCAACTGCACTAGCTACCTCTCCACCTTGTAGTCCTGTAATGTTATTAATTGTAGACATATTCCAAGATGCACCTGTTGGTAATTGAGGTAATGTTGGAGCTTTAACTTGAACGTTAGAAGCTTGTTGTGCTTTAGCAATGTAGTTGTTTAGACTTGACATTGCACCGCTAATTGTGCTATTTAAACCTTGCACAGCAGATTTAGCTTGGTTAGCTGAATCCTTAACTTTGTTTAAAGCACTAGCTTGTGAATTGTGAGCACTAATCATTGCACCTGTAGACCCTGCAACCGAACCTTGCATTGCACTGAATGCACCTCTAACAACATTCGCAATTGCCATCGTTCCTGTTCCAAGAGATAATACCGCTTGTAAGTAAGTTCGGATTGCTTGAATGATTGATGAGATTGAGCTAATTGCAGATTGTGCCATTGTGCCGTAAGCACTTGACATATTCTGTGTTGCTGTGATAGCATTCATAATCGCATTTGCTTCTGCTTGTTTAGCAGTAGCGTTAGCGTTACTTGCTTGTGCTGATGTGTTAGAAGCGTTAGCTTCGTTTCCTTTAGCATTAGCGTTGTTGTTTGATGCTTGTGCACTTGCATTAGATGCTTCTGTAGCACTTGCTAATCCTTGTGATGCTGATGAACTTGCAGAAGCCATATTTAACATAGATTGAAGTGCGATTGAGCATGATGCCCCAACGCTATTCAACGCCCCTGTAAATGTGTTTGCACTGTTGCCTGCATTTGACATTGAATCTCCAATACCTTGTAGACTCTGTGCTGTTCCACTTGCTTGTGATACAACGTTTGACATTTCTGTTCTAACTGCACTCATTGATGTTTGGAATCCGCTCATCGCTTGACCTGCACCTGCAAACGCCATACCGAATTGACTTAATCCTGTAGCTGTTCCTGTTACCTCTGTAGCCATTCCGCTCATAGAAGTTTTAACGTTGTCTACTGCGATTTTGTATTGGTCTAATGCATTTTTAGCGTTTCCAATTGTTGTAACGTGTCCTTGGATTTCTTGTGCACTTGTACCAGATTGTTTTGACATTCCTTGAAGTTGTTCTGTGAATAATTGTGCACTTGTTTTAAATGGTTGGAATCCTTGGTTGATACCTTGACCTAAGTTGCTAAATGCAGTATTAATGCCACCAACATTTGTTTCAACGTTAGTTTTTGTTTCATCCATTTTTCCTTTTGTTTCATCTAGGCTAGTTTTTAATGGAGCTAATCCTCCACCTGCATTACCCATTGTTTGGAAACCAACTTGGAATCTTTGTGCAGTTTCATCTGTTTTACCGCCTGCTTGTGCCATTGCATCTTGTGTCGCACGTAGAGATGTTCCTAGTGGTGCTAGTTGAACCCCACTGCCACCTGCTCTAGCCATGTCAGCCTGTGTTTTATCAGCCACTTCACCAGTTTTACCTTTAAATTCATCGAAACCTAAGTCTCTCATTTTTTGTTCTAAGATTGATAATGGAGCACCAGAATTACCAGTTCTTTGCATATCTGCTTCCGCTTTTTCAGCAACTTCACCAGTCTTAGTTTTAAATTCTTCGAATCCTGTGTTTTTAAGTTTATCGTCTAGCAACTGTATGAACTGTGCTGAATTTCCGATTTTAGCCATTTCTTCTGGTGTAACTGAACCTGCAACTTTTGCGTATTCAACAACTTTGTCCATACTGATTCCTAGTTCGCTACTCTTAGCTTGAACTTGACTAAAATCTGCTGTGTTAACTTTTTGCAAGCCTTCTAATACTTGTTGACCTGTTTGACCAGATTTTTCTCCAAGCTTACTAAGTTGATTCATGAATGTTTCAAGACCTTGACCAGAGCTACCAATCTTTTCAGCACCTTCCGCTACTGAATCGCCTGCTTGCTTGGTTTTGTCTCCACCTTCTTTTGCCTTGTCGCCTGCTTCGTTTATTTTGTCGCCTGCTTCTTTAGTCTTGTCAGCACCCTCTTTGATTTTGTTACCGTACTCATCAAATTTGTATTTACCTTCATCGACTTTACCTGTGAAGACATCTACTGCTTCTCCACTTTCTTTTTGTTTTTGAATCCAAGCTTCATATGTTGAAATTTGGTCTTTTGTCATGCTACCATAATCTTTAACAACGTTACCGTTCTCATCAATTTTGATTTTAACTTGACCCATCGCATCTGCCATTTTGTAGTATTTATCAATGTTCTGTTCGATTTCTCCACGTGATACTCCAAATTTATTTGACAGTTCTGTTACTGATTGACCCCATTGTTGAGTCTTCTTAGCGTTTTCACCATAAATCATTTCAGACATTTTTAATCCTTCAAGATTACTCTTGATTGCATTAACTTCTTCATTCTTATAGCCGTATAATGTTTTCTGTAGGTCGATAGCTTCCAGTGTTGCATTGTTGGCTTTACCTTGTGCATCCGCTTGGTTATTTAAAGCATCTGCTGATGCATTAGTTGCATCCGCACCTGCACCTACAGCATCCGCATAACCGCTCTGTGCTTCACTAGCCGCTTTTGCCTTTAACTCTGCGTTCTCACTTGCTTTACCAAGATTCATAACGAAGGCTTTAGCTTCATTTGTTTTAAGACCTAGTTTTTCAGCACTTTTTACATATCCGTCAAAACCTTGACCGCCATCTTTTTGAATTTGCAATCCAAGAGCAATAAACTCTTTCATCTTCGATTGCATCTTGTCCATGTCTCCACCGAACTTCTCAATATTCATGAAGCGTTCTGGAATTGCTTGACCGATTTGTCCAATAGATTTTTTCAGTTCTTCAACTTTTGTTTTACCTTTGTTTGTACTAGTATCAATACCTGCACTTAATCGCTCAAACTCTTTAGCGAATGTTTCACCGATACCTGTACCACCTTTAACAATGTTATCCATTGCTTTCTGGATGTTCTCTGCACCTTCGATAGCACCGCTTGCAATATTCTTAGCAAGTTGGTCTGTGTTAACTTTCATGAAGTTATCTACAGCCTTTTGAGCACCGTCACTCAATTTAGTCATTGCACCACTTGCTTCTAAACCTGCTCTCGCATATTTAGTAAGTTCTGCATTCATTTTTGAGAATCCTTCTGCTTTTTTAGCTTGTAGCTGAATACCTTTAACATCTAAGTCTAAAATCATTTTCTTATAGTTTGCTTCACGTTCATCTCTTGACTCATACCATGTAGCTTTATTGCGATACTCTTCTGCTTCTTTACGTTTTTGAAGTAACTTATCTTCTTCCTCAACCATCTTCATTACAGCCGATGTTTGCTTTTCGATGTTTTCGCTTTGCATTGCAACCATTTCAGCCGATTTCGCTTCTGATAATTGTTTAGATAGCTCTAAAGCCTTTTTAACCTCATCGCTGTTCTTCAACCAAGATTGACCATTTGCATCAATTCTATCAACAGTTGTTGGTAGTATTTCTGCTAATTTAGATTGTACAATTAAGAACTCATCGTACTCTTTTGTACCTTCTTCAATCGCACCATTTTTAAATGCTTCACTCATAGCTTGATACTTTTCAGTTAGACTGCCAACTGTATCCATGTTTTTACGGTATCCTTCTACCATTTTGTTAGTAGTTCTTTCTACCGCTTCTTGTTCTGCTTTTAGTTTTTGGAAGTGACCGATTACTTTTTCAATAACCCATCCGATACCTGCAAATGCTAAACCGAATGCACCTGCTGATAGAATCGCTTTACCGAATGCTAGACCAAAGCCCATTACTGCTTTACCTGCACCCACCATAGCATTACCTACAGCACTTGTAGTTGTACCAGTATTTGCCATACCGTTACGATATCTATCCATTACAGTAACAGTAGCGTTACCCTCTCTTTGAACGTTTCTGAATCCTTCTGTAAATTTAGAGAAGAATCCACCAACTGCATTTTGAATGCCACTGAATTTACCCATTGAAACCATGATTGTAGCAATGGTTGCACCTACTAATGCAAGACCTCCACTTGCTTGCGTGATTTGTGTAATCACATTTAATAGACCGCCTAATAACTCAACTACTCCAATGATTCCGTCAGACATAAATGCCTTACCGAATGCAACAGACATAGTTGTAAATGAGTTTTTCATTTGGTTAATCTTAGCTTCCATAGACTGCATGTACTTCTCGTTCTCACGCATCGCACTACCTTGTGATTGGTAAGCAGTTACAGTTGCTTTAAGAGCAGTGTCATAGTTATTCATTAGGGCTAAGAAACGTGTTAAGTGATTTCGTCCTGCTAATGTAACAGCAGTGTTCTGTTGTTGTTGAGCTGTTAAGCCACCCCAATTCGCACCTAAGTCATTTAGGATGTCACCAACGTCACGTAGCTCTTTACCGTTTTCACCCATCTCATACATCTCAACACCAACACTTTTAAGTGTAGATTCAGATGCTTTAAGACCTGTGATACGTGAATAGATAGCTTTCAATGAGTTACCGATAATGTTACCAGATTCCATTGTTACCGCACCGATAGCAGTTGTATGACCAATGTTTTCTTCTAAACTAACACCATATGTTTTTGCAGTAGATGCAGACTTTTGTAAACTTGTCGCTAACTGTTGCGTACTGATAGCGTAGTCATTATCTACTTGGTTTAATTTGTCAACGATTTGGATTGAATCGCCTGCTTCAATGTTGAATGCGTTCATTGTACCTACTAGAGATGCTTGTGCATCCTGTACTTTTAGGTCAGATACGTTTGACATTAATGTAGCTGTCTTAGTGATATCTGTTAATTGTCGTTCGTTGAAATCACCGAATGTACGTGCGAACTCGCCCATACTATCTAAGATATCATGAATGTTGTTACCTAGTTCTTTTGATAGACCAACAGCGTTACCAAATAAGATGTCAGTATTAATACCTCCACCTGCAACCCTGTTAAGACTTGTCATAGCTTTATCTACTTCTAGAATTTCTCTAGTCATAGCTTGTAAGCCTTGAATTGGAGCAGTCATCATAGCTTGACTTAACATCCACATTGGAGCAGATGACATCATAGCTTTTAGTTTCTCCATAGCACCTAAGTTACGGTTAACGTTACGTACCATTTCGTCAGATGATTGTCTCATTACACCTGTTCCTTGTGCGAACGCTAGATTCATACGTCTTACGTGTTCGCCTGTTCCTGCAAATGTAACTTGAACGTTTCTCATTCTGTTACCCATTGCATCTACGCCATCTCTACCAAATGATACGGAAGCAACTTTAGCTTTCTCTACTTCTCCAACATAACGCTGAATACTTGCGATAGTTTGTGCATCTACGCCACCAGACTTAAAGACTTGACCTTCAAGTGCCTTAACTTTGTCTGCACCGTATTTAGCTGAAATATCTTCACCAAGGCGAAGGCTTCTTTCATCGGCACGAATTTGTTGTTTTTTGTTGTTTAACATTCTTTGATATTGAGATAAAGCACGTTCTACTTCTACAGCACTAGTATTTACATTTTTAGCGTAATTCTTTAATGATGTATCAATACCAGATGTATCCATTCCTCTGTCTTTCATTTGAGTTTGTACAGCTTTTAAACTCTGGATTAATCTTTGAGTCTTAGCCTGTTCTGCATCCATCCAAGCGTTACTCTTAGCTTCGCCAATTCTGTTTCTAACGATAGCTAATTGCTCATAGGCTTTCTTCATATCGTTGATTGTAGCAATTTCACGAACCATTGCCATTGTTTCATCAACATGTGCTTTCTTCGCCATACCGTCTGGATTGTTTGCAGGTGTTTGTGCTTGAAGTTTTCTCACTTCACGCTCTAATTGTAAACGTTGTTTAGTAATATCTTGTGATGCTTTTAAATCTGCATTACCTTTTTTAACAGCTTCGTTATATACTTGAACCTCTCTAGCAAGTTGTCTATAATGATTTGCTAAGTCTGCAACAGCCTTACCATCTTTATCTACACCATTTTTCGCCATGTTTTCAAGACTTTGTAGTTTACTGCTATTAGCATCTTTAGCTCTAGCTTTTTCGATATCGCTAACGATTTTAGCTTGTTGAGATTTTAGTTTATTAGTCTGTGCTGTAGCTTGTTGTAATTGTTGTTCTGCTCTTACAGCTTCTTGAAGACCTTTAACCATGTCTCTAGTTAGGCTATCACCTTTGCCTTTTAACTGGTCAAATTGAGTAAGTAACGCAATCTTACCATCTGTATTTTTAAGTTGGTTTAAAGAGCCTTTAACCTTGTTTAAAGAAGCTTCTGCTTGTTGTAAAGCTTTTTGAGTTTCATTAAGAGTTGTTCTATCAATAAGCTCAAACTTACCGCTTTTTTTATTCCAATTGTATCTTACTTTTTCTACTACACCGTCTGCACGTTTTAACTCTGCAACGAATGCATTTAAATTACCTTGTGCATCTCTTAGCTGTCTAGTAGAGAAAATACCCTCAACATCGCCAAGAGACTGACCCTTCTTCTGGAATTTAGAACGAAGAATACGCTCTGCATCTTCCATTTGTTTTAAGTATTTTTGAATGTTATTGAAATTGCCAACTGGTGCTTCTGTAATCTTTACATTACTAGTTTTAGAAGCTTGCTCCTGTGCTTTCTTAGTTTGTTGTGCATATTTCTTATTCATTTCGTTAAGAGACTTATACATCTCTTGTACTTGCTTCGTAGCACCCTTTGTATCAAGTTCTACTTTTAACTTCAATGGTTTATTGCTAACTGAATTATTGATACTAGTAATCTGTGACTTGATATCTTTTGTATCAAGTTTCACTTTAAGTTTCACAGGACTGTTTGCTAACATCTTACTGATAGCACTTACTTGCGAAGGTAACTTACTACCTTTCGCATCTAACTCTACCTTCAACTTCACAACCTGTGCTTTAAGCACCATATTTAAATCATTACTACCTGCCAAATTATTTCACCCCTTGTTATTCTAGAGGATGTTGTAACATCCTAATCAGAAGATTAAGATGTTACCCTTAATCTTCCTAATATAAATCGTCATCTTCGTCTTCGTCATCACGAACGACATATATCTCTGTTGTTGAAACATCATTGTGTCCCAACATTCCTTGAACCTTTTTAATATCTATACCTTCCTCAACAACTGCAATAGTTGCTCTACTTGAACGTAGTAAGTGAGGATGTACTTTCTTGCCGATGATTTCACCGAACTCTTCACACCATAGGTTGAAAGCGTTTCCACTAATCTGTCTATATCCATCTTTTGTTTTACTAACAAATAGATATGGACAATCATCTTCGCCACGCACTTCAATCCATTTCTGAATTGCATCCATTACTTCTTGACTGAATTTGAATCTACGAACCTTACCAACTTTACCTTTACCTTTTGCACGTATTTCATGAGTCTGATAGTATTCTTTTTGATTACCTTTTTTATCGACAAACTTCTCATAAGTTGAAACTTCTTTGAATAATTGTCTTGACTCTTCTCTACGACATCCTGTAGTATATGTATATAAGAGATAAGCTAGTTTCTGCCATTCCTCTTTTTCCTTCAAGGTCTTGATAAGTCTATCAAGTTCACTCTTCGTAATTGGATTCTTCTCTTTCTTCTTGACATTTGCCACGTTAGGAACTGCCTTATTGAAAATGTTTCGTAGTTTTGGATACTCATCACTGTAATATAACTCTATAAAATTATATAGAGAACTAACAGATGAACGTTTGAATTTGATAGCAGAACTGCTCAACTCTAATTCTATTAGATGATTCTGATATTTTAATCCATCACGTATTTTTAAATCTGTAATTCTCTTTTGACCTCTGTACGTATCGTGTACCCATTTTGCAAAGATACGTAGAGATGATTTGTATTGCTTTAAAGTTGCAGGACTCAAATGACCTTGCATAAGGAAGTCTTCAATTATTTCTCTATCATCCATATTCATTTCATTGTCCCAGAACTCATCTGTAACTTCTTGTATTTTTTTGTATGCCATGTGTTTCACCCACTTCTATTTATAAGCTTGACCGCTCCATTGGATGTCTAAGAATACCTTTTTATTTCTGATTGCGTTGTACTCTGCTTGAACTTGACCTAAGTAGTCAAATCCACCTTTGTATGTGAAATTTGGAACTACTCCAATTCTGTTTTCCAATTTCTTAGAGTGCCAACCGCTACTAATAAGCATGATTGAGTGACCCTTTGGCTGTCCTTTACCAAATACTGAATCATGATACATTAGACCGTTTTCGAATGTAAGTTCGATTGTATAAGTATTCACGCCAACTTTTCTTACTGGTTTAAGCTTTATACCCTTTTCTGAACGTCCAGTACGAACGTACATTTGAGGTTGATAGCTACCCAAGTATCTTCTCCATACTTTGAGTGCTATCGCTTTCAATTTTCTACCCTCTGCATTTAATACTTTGACAGCTTCTGCTTCGCTCTCAAAGTAAAACGCATTACTCTTGCTCTTCGATACTTGTTTCGCCATCTACAAACATCTTCTTAACTACTTCATTTTCTAACTGTTCTGCAACTAGGTCTGCTTCCACCTGTGCAATTTCCATTTTGTCAGTCATTTCATTAAGCACATTTCTCAATTTGTCATACGTCTTAATTACTTCACTTTCTGGAAGTTGATTTAAGATTGCTTCGAAAGCCCCAAGGTCAATTAAAGACTGTAGGTGTGCGATTGCATCATCGAAGTCATCTGGAATCTCTAAATCTGTAAAATGCTTAATTAATAGTAAAGACGTGTAAGGTGTTGCAACCTCTAGTAATTCTAAACGTTGACCGCCCTCTTGGAAAAATGCAATCATGTCATCTAAAACTTTACCTTGTTTAGAAGTACGGAATACCTCATCAATCTTTACTTCATAGACATCATCACCAATTGAAATATATGCATCAAATTGTTTGTCTAATCTTTCATCCTGTTTTTTCAACTCATCAAGAGTTAGTTTTTTAATATCCTTAGTCACTATAAAAACTCCTTTTATACCATTATTTTTAGCACTTGTCATAAAATATCAGACTTGTGCTACATTATCATTATATCATAAACTTGATAAAACTTCAATTTTATACATTACGATAGACCAAAAAAAATAGGGCAGAGAATCATGTTCTCTACCCTTAATTTTTTATTGTTACAATTATAGACGAATGATGTCGTATAATGTGTTTGTTCCTGCTTCTACTAGAATATCTAATGTGAAGTCGAACGTAGATACGTTTTCAGCATCCATTGTTAGTGAGAAGTTAGATTGTAATTTCGCTTTTGGAATTACGAATTGCATCTTGCGGTCTACACCGTCTTCTCCACGAACGATTGTGTCTCCAACTACTTTGTATGTAGCAGGGAAAGCAGAACCTTTGAAAGTTACTTGTGAAGCATCTTGTGCTGTAACTGTGTACTCATAGAATACCATTACTGAATCGCCTGCTGTTACACCTGTTGCGATTTTTAAAGTTTTCTTATCAGTATCTTGTGTAACTCCTGTTACTTCTAAGCCCATAACACCTTTGTCTACTTTGTAAACTGCTACAGTTGCTAAGTTGATTGGCTCATCTTTAAGAGTAACCTTAACACCAGAACTTGCATTGTCTACTGCTACTACTACTTCACGACCTACTGCTTTGATACCTGTAGTTTTTACTGTAGTACCTGCTAGTAAGCTTAAAGAAATATCAGATAGTAAAGCATCTTGCATTGTTAATGTCGCTTTACGTCCGAAGTCCCAAGATAATAGACGACCATTACCTTGTCCACCTGTTGCTTCTGCACTGTCGCTTTCGTTTTCGATTGTTGATACTTTTAATGTATCAAAGAATAATACTGGTTTGTTAGTTGCAACATCAAAGAAAATAACGTTCGCAACCTCTTTCATACCATAACGCTTGTTTGCCATTATAATTTTCCTCCTAATAATTTAAAAAAGTTTATGTATCAAGCAGTTTTATAATCTGCTAGACCAATGCTTTAAATCTACTTTTTCTGCACCTGCCATCATAGCTTTGATGCTGAAATCATAGTTGTCTATTAATTCTAATCGTGCATACTCATCGTATACTTGATATAGAGTGAAATCCCATACATTTATCTTATTGATAGAATTACTCTTAGAACATACTGCACTGATAATGTCAGAGATATCAATATCTACATCCTCATCTTGTGCTTTCTTTTTTGCTTTAACTCTTTCTCTGTTTTTCTTGATTTGTTCTGCTAGTAGCCTTGTTTCTTCATTGGCAGGATTTTTAAACTCATCGTCTACCATCTCATCTGTTTTCATCAAATAATTCTGTAGTTTGATAACCTCAATAATTGAATCAAAATTATCTCTATGAATGAGTTTAATATTATCTTCCGAAACGTCTTCAAGCTTCTCATCGTTAACGTGAATCATTCCATATTTATCTTCATGGATGATTCCCATCTTTATGAAATCAATAGCTAAAACGTTGTCATCTAAAAAACGAATATCATCTGTTCGTAATAATACTGATAACGCTACTAAGAGAATGTTTTTAAAATCTTCTCCACCTAGTTTTGAGTAAAAGTCAAATGCTTTAAGATTCTTTTTTTCTACTTCTAATATGGCTCTCTTCTCTAAATCCTTGACAGAACTCATAAAGTCTTCAACTGTTAATGAAAGCAGTTGTAAACCTTGCATGTAATTTGAGTATCCATAATTCTTGATTTCTTCAATCGTATATGGAACAATCTCAATATTGTCAACTGTAATACTGCTACCACTTAGCAGGATTAGTTTAACGTCAACATCTTTTAACCCCTTGTAATCTCTCATGATGCATCACGTTTCTACAGTGAAATAATCACTATACAATCTGATTGCATCAAATTTTTCATTGACTGCAAGATGTTGGAATCCATTAAATTTAAGTTTGATGTTATTTCCAACAGCTCTTTGCCCAACCATGTTTGTTACTCTTGCTAGAATCTCATAAGGACGAATCATTTCATCTTTAATCAACCATAGGCTTTTCGCACAGATAATATCAATGTGAAGTCTTGTTTCTGCAATAACTTCATTCTCATTGAACTCTGCATCATTGTAATAAACACGAATGTAAGAGCCATCTTGTGTGGTTGCATCAACCTCAAATGGGAATGGTTTAATCTTACAATTTACACTGTTAGGGTTGACTAAATCGTAAGGATTTTTGATTACTGGTATACTAGTATCAAATGGATTATATTGATTATTGACTAATAGTTTTACTAGCCCTTCATTGTTACATAAAGTTTTCATAACCTTTACTACATTTTTAGATAGTGAATCTAATCTCATTACCAAATATCCCCCTCACCGTTATCAACTGGTGGCTCTGTACTAGGTTGCTCTTTGTAATTGTTGTAAGCAATTCCATTCACAAAATCGTCTTCGTCACGCTTAGTTGCTAATTTAATTGTAAATTGCATTAGTCCGAATCCGTTTCTAGATACGCCTGTAGTGTCATCCACACCAGATACTTCATAAACGTTACTACCAAATATAAATCTCTGATTCAATCTGATATGTCTAGTAGTATCATTTAGCTCAACGAAAACAAACAATTGACCGATTGGCAAACGTACATCGTACTTGTTCCAATAGATATCATTCTTACTTTGTTTTGCCTTTGAGCCTAAATCTGTTGCCCCTGCAACACATTCAAATTCTAGGATGTTACCGCTTTCATCTTTCCACTTCAAACTACGATTACATCTTTGTGCTAACATCTTTATACTAGTAGAACCTGTTCCACCGTACTTATCGAATAATAGCCATGTATCGCCATCGAACTTTACATATGTACCTACTCCCAAACTCTCGTTTGGTTTGAATATCACTTCTCGTAGAGCACCCATACGCTCTACCTCTACAACCCTAGAATCCATATTTTTGATATTTGGAAACTCTGTACTGATAACTTCCAATACCCTAAATGTTGGAGACTTGTGGAATGTAGCTTCTATAAAAGCAATGGTGTTGTTCTTGTAGACTTCGCCTACGTCTTTACCGCTACGATTTAAACGTCTTCTATATCTGTTAATGTGGTCACTCATGGTTATTCACCCTCTTCAAGCTTGCCAATCATATTCTTAATGATATTGATACACTTGAATACTTCTCTCTTTACAGTAGCTTTTCTGCTCTGCTCTCGACCCATCTCTTTCTTAACGGATTCAAGAGTTGATAGCAGTGAAATATATTCATAGCTATGCTGAATTTCTACAGCTTCTTGCAAGCCATATAATTCAAATAGTAAAGATTCAACATAAGTTGTTACACCCACATTTTGTTCCTCATACAATGGTAAAACTTTAAACACACTATTTACTACGGAATTTAAATAGATTACTAATTTTTCATTATCTTGTATCATTTAAAATTCTCCTTATCTAAGTTGAAATATGTGTATTCTGTAATCATTTTTGTTGCTTCTGTTCTAAACATTCTGTATAATAGATTTAATTCTCGTAACTGATTTGCCTGTGAATAGATTCTGAAATCTTTATCACTTAATGATTGCTTAATAACTTCACTTGATAGCACTTGTGGCTTCATGTATTCTACAATCATAAGAGTTGTTAGGACTTCTATTTCAAAAGGTGTTAACTCTGATACGAACATATATTCTTCTTCATCGTTCATTACTATCTTTAAATTATTGTTACATTTATAGAATTTAACAGTTGCAGATTTTAGATACCCCATTAATTCTTCATTGATTTCCTCATCTGTAACATTTACAGATAAGAAACTATAGTCAGAAATCTTGGATAGAAAATTGTCGAAAACTTCTGATACACTTGTTGGATTTACTGGTACTAATTCTGACATTGTAAATCACCCTTAATTATGGTCTACATAGATAATATTTTGCATACCTGTATCTGTTTCCAGTGCGATATCGCTAATTGGTGCATTATCATCTAATGAGAACTTAAATTTAGTTTCGATTAATCGCTTAACATGTAAGCTATCTAATCTGTTTGTGCTGTATAATTGTTGTGCTCTGTTGACAAATGTGTTAATCATCCCGTCTGGTAGACTATTGATAATTGCTTCTAATTCATCTACTGGATACTTGAATACTTCATCAAATGTTTCTGGTGAAACAACTTTTTCGATATTCTTATATAATTCAGTTAATCTAAATTCATCAATCACTGCTCTGTCACGAATGATAATCCAACCTTCTTGGAAGTATCGTGGATACTTATTATGCATAGCTACTAACTCTGCATATGGCATTTTATCTTTCTGACCAAATTGAGTGAATTTCCAGAACTTATTACTAGTTTCAGAACGATATATAATCGTACCTGTTGAGCCACTCATTACTGCGATTTTATCAGTATCAGCATGGCTTGATTCTTCTTCTAGTAAATCTTCGTCTTCTAATCTTTCTGCATCTTTTTCTTCTGCTTTGATTAGCTGTTTAAGTTTTGCATTTGTATATGGATTACCGTTAGCATCGAATTTTAAATCTTCTTTCTCGTAACCGTATTCTTCCACCAAAATGTTAATTAAATCTTGTTTCTTTAATTGTGTCATATTTATTTATCTCCTTTTATCCCCTTGTTTTTGTCCAAAAAACATCATATAATATAGGAGAGGGAAGCCCTCTCACTATATCAATTTAGAAACCTACTCTTAGTAAACTTCGAAACCTTGTTTAACTGGTGGTGCAGGTGTTAAAGCACCGTCAGCTAACTTGATGAAGCCGAATACTTTTGTAGTGATGATTGCTACACCGAAACGGTTTGCAATGAAGTATTCTTGCATCATGTCGCTAGATACGCCTGCTTGTTGGTCTTGGATGATTGAGTCACCTTCGTTTACAATCTTAACCATTTTGTCAGCAGATTGAGGTAATACTAGTAACATAGAGTTGTCGATAACGAATGTATCAGTATCGTAGTCGTGAGACTGTTCGATTTCTCGTAAGTCGATACCTGCGATTGTTCCGTAGTAACCTACTTTGTTACGAGCATCGTTCATAGCTTCTGTGATTGTTCCAGATGCAGGAGCTAATTTGCGAAGAGCTAATTTAGTTCCGTATACTGCTACTTTCTCACCTGTACGAGCTTCAATGTGCATTGCTAACTCAATTAGGTCTTGCTCTGTTAAGTTACCGCTCATGTGGTATGTACCGTTGTAACGTCCGTAAGAAGCTAGTAAAGCTCTGTAAATACGTTTAGTTAACTCACGTTGGAATGATTCAGCGATTAAGCCCATTAATTCAGACCATTGTACACGACCTGCTAAGAAGCGGTGGAAGTCTTCACCAATTTTGATTGCGTAAGTGTCTAAGCTCACTGCGAACTCTTGACCGTCACGTAATCTTTGACGTCTGATATTACCGTTACCATCAGATACTAATGATACTCGGAAGATATTCTTCACTGGTACTTTGAATAAGTTTTCGTCACCCCATGCTAGGTTACGATATTCTGCGAAACCATCAAATTGAGATTTTAAGCCTTCTTGTAAAGTTTCATTTACGATTTCTTCTAAAATCTCGAAGATTTCTACTTTATGCTTACGCATAGTTTTACGTGGGATTTCCACACGACCTTTTGCATCTTCGATAGAGAACTCCATTAAGTCTGCGAAAGCTTTACGTAATGTGTCGTTTGCTTCGTTTGCAGAGAAATTCTGTACTCTACCTTTTGCTAGGTCTACTCCTAATTTAACAATAGTTTTACTCATTTTTGTTTTCCTCCTTATAATTTGCTAGAATTAGTTGCGAACAACTTGTACAGCAAATGCTCCCATAGTTACGTCTAATTCGAATCCTGCATCTTCAATAACTTCAAATACGATTTTCGCATCTGCAAGTTTAGTGTCGTCTTTAACTAATTTACCGTTTGCACCTACAACTAGTTTATTACCAACTGCTACAGCACCGTTAAATAAATCAGTAGTTAATGTGATGATATCACCATCATATAGACGGTAAGCACGTGCTACTTTACCTGCACGAATACGGAAGTCTGCTAGTTTGTATTTTCTTTCGTCATACATAACCTCTGCATTGTGAATTAAATATACTTCCTTAGTTTGGTCACCAACTTTAGTTAATGTAGCTTTTTTAGTCTCACGACCTACTAGTAAACCACCGATTGTAACGAATACACCGTTTGTAATTTCTACTGTCTTGTCTGCTGAATCATGAACGATTACAGATTCTAAGTTACCGTTGTAACCTGCTAATAGTTTATCTTTTCTTACGATAGCCATTATTTTTTCCTCCTAATAATTTTAATTATTGATTAAATTTTTCGAATAAGTCACCATATGGATTATATGATTTATTATCCTTTTGGTCTGTTTCATTTCCTAATTGGATACGAACAGTTTCCTTCTCTTTAGAGAATTGTTTTTTGCTTGCGAAAGCTTTGCGACCTAATAGGCTGTAGCATTTTTCTTCCACTTGTTCTAAAGTGATTTCCATTGCTTGTGCTTTAAGTTCTGCAACTCCTTCATCCTCATCTGTTAAACCTAAGTTTTCGATTGCTTCAAATACTTTTTCTTCATGCTGTGCATCTTCTACTGCTTTCTTGAAAGCTGTTAGTTTAGCAACATCTGATTTAAGAGCTGTATTTTCTGCTAGAAGAGCATCGTAATCCTCTTGTGAGAATTTACCTTTTTTCTTCTTCTTATCTTCTTCTTCATCTTTTTTATCAGATGGAGCTTCGTCTTTTTTGTCAGCAGGCTTTTCTTCTTCTTTTTTGTCAGATGGTTTTTCCTCATCTTTCTTATCAGAAGGTTTGTCCTCCTTGTCATCTTTAGACTTAGCTTTGTCTTCTGGCTTTTCGTCAGTTTTTGCTTTGTCTTCTGGTTTTTTATCTTCTGGCTTTTCTTCTTCTTTGTCATCTTTTTTCTTCTTAGCGAAGTCAGAGATAACAGTTTCTAAAGCATCGCCTTCGATACCTTCAACAACAACTCCTGCTGATTGTAGCTCATCAACTGTAATAGAATATTTTTCTAGTAATTCTTGTAAAGTCAAATTAATAACCTCCTTCTCTTCATTTAAAGATACTTTTAATTCATTCAACATTTGAGAGAACTCTTCTTTGAATGAATCTCTATTTAATGAATAACCCACAATGTTTGCATCTTCAAAGGCAGGCTCAACATCGTCACCTAATATACATAAAGCAGAGAATACGAAGTCATCAATTCTGTATGCTTCTTCTTCTTCTACCCATTCACCATTAGTAACTTCAATTTCCATTGATTGACCTTTACCTTTGTCTACAACACTGAAAGTCTCTTCATATCTACCTGTCCATAAATAACAGCCGTTGATAACTAGATACTCTCGTACCGTACCATCCGCACTCTTAACAGTTTCCCATTCGTATGTAGCTGATTCTGGAACAACACCATAAGGCTTTGTAGTATGCATGAATTTATATGAATCTAAATCTAATCTACCACCATGACCTTTATAGTCTTGGTTCTCTACTAAAAACTCACCTACGATTGGGATGTTGTAAATAGTTGGCATCGCTTTATCTACCGCTTCTCTTGGAATGATAGACATATTGCGATTCTTACCTGTGTACAACACTCTTACTTTACAGGTGGAGAAAAGTGGGTTTACTTGTTTGACTTCACTAATACTAGATTGGAAGTCTAGTCTCTTTCCCATTTTTTCTTTTCACCTCCTTTAAGCATTAGCGTTAGGCTTATCCTGCCCTCTCGCTGTCTCATCTGAAACCTTTTTAGGGTCTTTCTTAGGTCTACCATCTTCTGCATTTTGAACGCCTGCTACGCCTTCTGCACCCATTGTGTGAGATGACATTAGAGGAATAAATTCTTCGTGCATTTCTAGTAAATCATTTTCCAAGTAAGCCATGTTCATAGTTTCGATTGGGTCTAAGCCAACTACTGCACTAACATGATTCTTTACTGGAATACCATATTGAGCAGATGTTAAATACATCTGGAACATGTCATCTCTATTGAAGTGAGTTACATGCAAGATTTGTGCATTGAACATCAAATCTGAAAACTCAAATTTTAAGTATCTATTAACCCATCTCTGGATTTGTGTAAGCACTCCAAACACGATTTCTTCATCCGTCTTGATAGACATCATTAAACCCTGTGAAGTTGACTTATCTGCATTGAATAATAATTGAGAAACCCCAAGACCACTCCATAAGTCACGTTCTGCTTTCGCAACACCGTCACTATCAGCTCTGTCTCTATCGAATTTAACTGGCTCAATTTTCATTGGAGATGTAATTACTCCTACGTTTTCTGGCACTGTATCAGAAGCCATATCGTGGAAGAATCTCATCATTTTTTCGTCAATCATAAAGTCATTGTTATTATCACTGTCTTTACGCATTGGCAATTCTTGTGTAAGAATCATATAGTTTCCTAGTTCTTCTTTATCTTTACGAAGTTGTTTAAATCCTTCGATATCAAAAATCGCATCGAATGAGCCTGCAAATGGTGGGAATGACTCTAGCATATCCTCATTAATTTTGATACAAATTGTATTCTCTGGACTAAGTTCTACGAATGATTCAAGCTGTGTATTGTTGCCTTTCATTCCTTTAGTTCTCTTCCACTGTCTGTATTTGACTTGGATTTCCTTACCATACATTTGTAATCTAGTTTCATCTTTTTCAAAATATCTCATGTCAATACTGTAGTTAAATACGCCATCTTCAATAGATGTGATTTGACAAATATTAGCATCAATATGTTGAATGTAGAATGATTTCTTATCTCTGTGAATATATCCAAAGAAAGTATCTTCACGAAATGCGATTTTTAAAACCTTTGTCATTTCATGTCGAAGATTCATAAGCTTTAACAGTTCACCAATTTGAGTATACTGTTTAATAACTTTAGCTTTATTAGCCTTCTTGATATCCTTAATAGGAGCGATAATGTGTGCAAATAACGCCATCCCAGAAAGATAGAATAACAATCTCTGATATTGTGGACTCTTCGCAAACAAGATACTTGAAATCTCTCTCAACTTCTCTTGATTCTTAGGCATCTTGTAATTTTCTACGATTTCTCGTACTTCACTCTGCTTGTATTTCTTTAGCATTCTGCGACCTTCTCTAGATTTAGATAAGTCATTAACCATAAGTTTTGCGAATGCCATACTATCGAACGTCATTGCTATTGGTCTTTCGACCTTGTTTTCTTCTGTCATATTTTGCACCTCCTATTAATCCCAACTCTTAACACGATAGTTTGCTTTCTTCACAGCGAAGAAGCCTGTCGCATCGTAAGTTTCTCTTTGTCTTTCTTTATTTTTCTTTTCTAGTAAGTACATATAGAATAATCCGTAAGCAAATGCGGAATATCTATCTTTCTCTACGCTTCTAGAAATTTGTTTAACGCTTGTTTTGTTACCACTTTGTACATATTCAAGGTTCATAATTTCGTCTACCATTCTATCTATTTGGATAAATGGAATTAGTTGTTCACCTAAAAGCGTTGGGTCTTGTTCTTTAATAATCCCACGCATGTTGCTTTCTGATTTAAGCATGAATACATCTTTGTTGGCAATTGTTGCCATGAATACGTTTACAATATCACTGTTATGAGTTTCCCTTGATTGTGCTGAAATTAAGTACAACATTGGAATACTGTTAGGACGTTTGTATTTATCGTATCTGTCATCATTGATTACAGAGTATGGAGGGTTTCCATCAATCTCTGTTACCAGAATATCCGTTACCGCTCTACCAATACCGTTATGGTCAAGAACAAGTACGCTTGCATTATACTCTACTACTTTTTGTTTCAAGAATAATGCCTGCTCATGGAAGTGAGTACCTTCCATTACGAACATATTAACTAAGAACTTTTGATAAGTTCCGTCACCTCTTGGTAAGCATTTAAATACTGCTAGAGATGAGTTAGCCGTTTGTTTACCTTCCGCACGTGCAATATCGTAAGATAGTACGTACATGGCATCTTTCGACTTCTTATCTGCTCTAAATTCTGGTTTCTTCTCTGTTCTACATCTATTAATATCTTCAACTGTTACAAGAGATTTTTCACTTGACCCTGTAAAGATACTACGATACTCTCTATCAAATGATAGTGGAGAATATGTAGCAGAGTTAATTTTTTCCGTTACATCATCTAAATCTAATGTACCGAATCTTGCACCCATTTCATAAGAACTACCTAATACGATTGTTGGCTTACCATCGGTCATTTCATTAAATAATTCCATATACTTCTCGTAACAATATGATTGCTTGTGAGAAGCAGTTGTAATGTAAGCTTGTGTCTTAGAATACTCATTTGGGTCTGCACCATGTCTTGTCATACGTGGTTGTGCTAGAATTGGAAGGATAACGTTGTTTATCGTATCTCTATCCATCTTCTCATCGACAATCTCTTCTAACGCAATACTGTTAGCACGTAGACCACGTGATGATTCTCCAACTGTTAATGTATCTAATGAAGAGCCATTTCGGAATACTAATCTTACATAGTCCTTTTGGAATTTGCATCTTTCAAAGATTACCTCATTTTTTAATAGAGGATAATCCGTCCAAAGCTCTTCTACTTTCTCTTGAACAACTTTCGCACTTTGAGTTTTTGTTGGCATCGCCAAACAAATACTTGAATTAGGATACATAATGCACTTTAAGTAATGTGCCATTACGTCTATGTATGTCTTTGAAATACCACGACTTGCAACAATTCCTACTTTCTTTTTTCTAAAGAAAGCTCTTAGGAATACTCTTTGGAAAGGTGTTAATCTAAATCGTGTATTTTCAGTTCTAATAAAATCAATAAAATAATCTGGATATTCTCTAAAGAATGAAAGAGCTTTTCTAAACTCTTCCTTTACTTGGTCATAAGCACTAATGCCTTTACTCTGATTCGTCATTTGGCATTACCTCTTCTCGCCATCCAACAGGAGGTTCTACGCTAACAGGTTTACCAACTAATCTTTGTGCGAATTGCATGTACCACATTAACATGTAATCAATATCATCTTTTGGAGTATCAATTACTTTAGGTGGAACAAATCCTTCTCTTTCGATTTCTGCCCAAACTTGTGCGAATGAGAAAAGACCAGTTGCTTCCGACCCACTCTTCTTATCGACAGGTCGCATACCTGCGGATTTAAGGATGATGTCGTACTCTTTGTTAATCTTTGAATAAAGAGTAAAGTCTTTAATCGCTAAAGCGTTATCTGCTTCTACAGATAGTTTCGCTAATTGCTTTAACATATGTTTGTGGTTAGTTGTTTTAACCTCATATGTCATCATCATATCTTGATAGAATTTCTCTAATCGAAGATACTCATGCTTCTTGTATCCAACGCCCCATCTTGAAATAAGGGAATCTGAATACTTAATAATTTCTCCGTCCTCTGTTTCTATTTCATCGGAAATTTGTGAAGCTTGAAAATCAATTGTTGTACCTGCACCGACAATATCACTATTGTCAAATGTTTTGTTTTTAACTTGATTTAAAGAATTGATTTTTCTAATATATTCTCCTAATGGATGATTCTTAGATTGAAGTGCTTCGTTCCAATAATCTTGGATAAACGGCTTGTCAATTTGACGAAGGAAACTAATTACTTGTTCCATATCGTCTACATCTACTTGCTTACGTACACAGTCACGACAAGTGTTAATCATTCCATCTGGGAATAAAGGACTGTCTACTTTGAAGAAAAATGTCGTAGCTTTTTCTTTGCCACATGACGAACATTTCTTCTTTGGAGTAGATTCTGTTTTTCTTTTTCTAGTGCTCACTAATGTTACACTCCTTTTTCTCTGAAATATAAAAAGAGTATTTTCATATCGTCCTAACTGCAAAGGGAGAGTATGCAGATAGGGCGATATAAAATACCCCTCACTAATATAGTGTTTATCAAGGCACTTTTGTTAACCTTTTGATAAAATTCAGTTTTTATCTAGAAGAATGTTACCCATCTTACTTCGATTTCTCCATCTTCTCTAATGATGTGATAGCTCTGTGATGGTGATGATACTTTACGTAATTTATTCAATACAAAGTCATCCGCACCCTTTAAGCTTCCACTTACTGAAATGAATTTATTATCATGTACTTCTTTTAAGAATCGTGTATGAGTGTGACCCATTAATACTAAGTCGTAATCAATACCGTCATTCTTAGAATGGTTTGCTAATAGATTAGGATTGTTCTGGTTGTCTAAATCACCATGTAATGCTAAAATATTCTTACCACCTACTACAAACGAATGTTTGTAATCTTCTGCCTGTTCATATGTAATTCTTTCGATTCTAGCATTTTCGATAAACTGTTTAATTGAATAGTTAATTGCTTTTACTGCATGGTCACCATCAATACCTTTATTCTTATCTCCATCTACTCTATCGTGATTGCCTGCGATGCCTGCATAGGTCACCTTTGTATGCTGTGACAACCCAATTAGGAATTTCTGGATTAAGTCAGATGCTCTTACGATTTGTTCTGAATATGCAAATTCTACTTTATAGCCTTGTGCAAATCTCATAGAAGAATGCTCTACTGTATCTCCAAGATTCATAACATATACATCCGAAATATTGTTGACCTTTACTTCTGCAATAATCTTATTTAAGTATTTCTGCATTCTTTCGATTGCGACATTGTAATCATATGTATTAACCTTATTGTCCACAACTGCACCGATATGTAAATCCGATAGACTTACAACCATCTTAGAAGTTCCTATCATATTAATAGGTTGTGCTTCGAATTTTAATGCAGTGAAATCATGCTCTTTGAAAGCGTTTCCAATTTGCTCTGCTGTGATAGCGAAATCAATCACATCTCGTTTAACTTTATTAAGTTCTCGTAGTACATGTTGATTCTCACGCTTCTCATACGCCACTTCTCCAACCAGTTCCTTGATTGATTCAAGCTTTGAGTCTGCTACCATACTAGCATACTTAGGAGCTTCTGGAAGCTCTCCTACGCTCTTCTGGAAGGCTTTAATCATGCATCTATACGATTCATTGTTATCTGCATCAAAGTAGCCCTCACGCTCCATCATCTTAACTAAAAGTGACCATGAGCACTTTCTTGATGGTGATGCATTCTGTAGTTCTTTCTTAATTCTAACAGCAGTATTTAAATGCTCTTCACTTACCTTAATAAGTTCACCGCTCTTGTTAGTATATGACCTCATTGTAATCACCCTTACTCTTAGTCTTCTAATTCTGGTGCTTCATCGCCTGTAATTTCATTTTCTTCTTTAATAGAGAATGTAATTGTTTTTCCTTCAAATTCTTTTAAGATATCAAAGAAAGGGATTGTTAACACTTCTTCTTTTTTAACTTCGTAAATTACACCTTCTGCTAGGCTTAACTCACCTTTTACTTGAAATGAATTTGTTCTTTTTGCCATTCTTAAAAACTCCTTTTATTGTTTATACCACTAGAATAAGCCAAGAGCGTATGCCCTTGACCTTTCTATTTCTCTTCCCGACCACTTGCTTACGCAAGAATTATTCTATTATGAGGAACAGCTTACGCTGTTACCTCTTTGTATCTATCAGACTCAACTACATCCAACATCAACTCATATGCAGTCTTGCCATTCGCATCTAACAATTGCTTGAAGATGGATGGTGACAATCCAGATACTAATTGCACTCCTTGCTCATTCATAGTAAACTGTGTGTTACTCACGAATGCGTTCACATTCCAGAATACTAAGTTTGGCAATTCGTAACCTTTAGCTTCGAATTTCTCTGCCATATTTTTGAAGATGTGTGTGTCAGCACCTTGCGTACAGTGGTTAAACTGCATGTCAGAGATGATGTACACTTTTGCAATCATTTCTTCTTTAGGCACATTGTTTGCAACTGCTGTGTCCAAGATTTTTTGGAATACGGCTTCAATGTTAGTTGAGCCACCCCAACTTGAATCAGACAAGTTACGTGCCTTTTCAACAATATTGCCACCTACGACTTTTTTAAGGTCTGGTCTGCTGTTGAAAGTTAAGAAGTGATTGTGGAATACTCCTTTGTTACGTTCAGCTAGGTAGATGCCTAAAGATACTGCAACGTTCATTGGGTTTCCTGTCATGCTACCAGATGTGTCCACTACAGCGATTGAGTTTTCACTCGCACCATCAATGAAATCTGGCAACGCTTTCCATTGTGCATCTAACAATTGAATTTCTTCTCTTGTTAATTCCTTGCCATATCCACCCCAGATGTTTTGACCTCTAAAGCCTTGGAAACATTTGCTAACGATGTCGTATGGATATAATGTTTTAGCATTAATCTTAACTTCACCTTTAGTCAAGCTGTCTAAAAAGTCTTTGTAACGGTCTTCATCATTACGGAAGAATGCTCCACGATAAATTAATCCTGCACGTGATGGCAGTTTATCATATTGAATTTCTCCATAACGCTTATCTGTAAGCTTAGTTTCAACTAAGTTCAACTTCGCTCTTAAAGCAGATAATGTCTTACGGTATTGCTTTGGCTTTACACCAAAATGCTCACGCATAATTTTCGCATACTTCTTAGTCTTGTAACTAGAAGCATTTTCAGATGGCATCCACTTAGCTAGTAAGCTTGGATGTTCTGTTTTCTTATCGGCATTCAACTGACGTTTAACTAAAGCTAATACGTCTGCTTTTAGACCTGTGTCTAGTAAAACCCATAAGTCATCCCATCGACCAAATGCAGGCACTAACGCTAAATTCTTCTTCAATGACTCTTTGTGATGAAGAGCTAAATGTTGCATAGCAACTCGGAAGAAACGTCTTTCACCTTGACCCTCTGTAATATCACGAAGATAGAATAAAGTTTTCATAGCTAATTCTGGATTTTCACCATAAGCCTTAGAAACTAAAACCTTTACATCTTCGTCACTGCGATTACGGAATGCACCACCTGTAGAAAACAAGTCAAGTACATCTGACTTTGTGCTCTTGTAAGCAAATGCCCCATTCGCTGTTTTTGATTTGTTAAACTCGTTTTGTAAATGATTTAACATAGTATCACTACTCCTTTTTCTCTTTTAATTGTTTTTATTAAATACTTTCTCAAACTCTAAATCATGTTATTTAAAATGCAAGAAACTGTTTAATAACAAGACACTCCTATCGGTTGTAGCTTCACGCTACTCATACAATTGTTCTGATTGTTATATTTTAAGAATTGCTGTATGTGTCTTTTCAAACAGTATTAACTAGGCTCTTATAATAATGAAATTCTTTTAATCTTTAAATTTGTCATATGTATTATAGTTTGCTGTATGAGCCTATGAGTTAATTATACTATTATCTTTTGCTTTTGTCAAGCAAGTGTGTTACATTCTTTTAAAAACTAGGCTCTTTATACCTTTTTTTGATTAACAGTCAAATGGATTATGATTGCTGTTAGAGCCTAAAACACCCTAGACAGGATTCGAACCTGCAACCTAATGGATAGAAGCCACTTGCACATCCAGTTGTGCTTCTAGGGTAAGAACACCGAAACCAAGAATCGAACTTGGACTTATAGATTCGTAGTCTATCGTGATATCCGTTTCACTATTTCGGTAAATATGTGGTATATCGGATTCGAACCGATGTCTCATGGTTGGAAGCCACAAATCATAACCCCTAGACCAATACCACGTAATATAAGGAGAGTAAGGGATTCGAACCCTTGGTGGGAGTTAACCCACACTTCCGTAGCAGGGAAGCACGATAAGCCTGACTCTGACAACTCTCCATGATTAAGGAAGCGACAGGATTTGAACCTGCAAAGCTTTTACACCCAACGGTTTTCAAGACCGCCCCAATACCATTATGTCTACGCTTCCAAGAATGCTTTTTGTAGTGGAAGCTTAACCACAGCCTTAATTATTTAACTCCCACAGGACTAACAGGAGGTTGCGTGGCTAATGCCACAAAAGCCTAATGACAGAATCGAACTGTCGAATATCGCTTACAAGGCGATTGTTTTACCACTAAACTAAAAAGGCATATGGTGGAGGATAAGGGAGTCGAACCCTTGATTATGGCTTGCAAAGCCATCGTTTTCCCACTAAACTAATCCCCCTTGGGCACGATAGTTTAACTCTAACTATCGTGTAAACGGTTACTTTCATTGATATCATTGAGGTAAGCAACTACCCTATCTTGTGAGCCTGCCGACCTTATACTTTCAAAGCAGGACTCAACAGAAGGTTTTCACTTTCCATCTGCCTATAACCTTCCTAAGTTAGCAGTGGAGCATAAGGATTTGAGCACTTTTGAAGAGTATGTCAACTCTAGTCTTCGTCTTTGAAATCTAGAACACCAGTAAGATTAGTGCGGATAGCAAGACTCGAACTTGCGACATCTCCCTTCCAAAAGGAGTAGGCTACCAACTGCCCCATATCCACATAATATAAAGTGGGTCATAGAGGACTCGAACCTCTAGCATATCGGTTAAAAGCCGATTACTCTACCATTGAGTTAATGACCCAGAAACAAGGCACATAGTTTAAGGTTGGACTCGAACCAACAATCTTCCGATTATCAATCGGATGCTTTAACCAATTAAGCTACTAGTCAAATTTTGGCTGACCGAATTTTGTAGTTGCTGTGCGTGCCTTTAAGGAATAGCGAATGTGAGATTCGAACTCACACTGGATGGCTTCTAAGACCACTATCTCTGCCGTTGGATTAATTCGCCATAATAGGATGGGCATGAGTGGATTCGAACCACTACAGCGTAACGCCACTGATTTACAGTCAGCTTATCTCACCAATGAATGCACGCCCATATTTAGATGGTGGATGAAAGAATTGAACTTCCGTTTATCGGTTATCAGCCGATTGTATTACCACTATACGAATCCACCAGTGGTGAGAGTTGACTAGACTCTCTGCAAGACACAGTTTTTAATGCTACCGTTACACCATAGAGGTTAGTCACCCTCTAGAGAGATTCGAACTCTCACCTTACTTGTTCTGAAAGTGTATTTTAATGTAGTTGCTGTATGTGTCTTTGTATACTCTGTACGAGATTCGAACTCGCAATCTCTACCTTGAAAGGGTAGCGACTTAAACCGATTTGTCCAACAGAGCGTAATAATAATTAAGAGGGACTGACCAGATTCGAACTGGCGACATATACTAGTTTTGCAGACTAGCGTGTTAAACCCCTTCACCACAGCCCCTATGGTAAAAAGTAGATACAGGTAGCAAGACTCGAACTTGCACGACCATACGGTCAGAGGATTTTAAGTCCTCTATGTCTGCCATTCCATCATACCTGCATAATCAAGACACTATTATCATACTTTTGCTCTACCAATTGAGCTACTTCGGTGGTCACCGAAGACACGACTCGAACGTGCAACCGAAAGTTCCTCTGCGATAATGTAATAGCTGTTAGTGTCTTTAAATTACGGTGGAGGGAGTCGAACCCTCTATCTCTTGGTTATGAGCCAAGCAACTTAACCATTTGTCCTCACCGCATCGTTGTGGACAGTTTCTTTTTAAAGAGTTGAATAATACTGTAAACATTCTCTTA